AGAATTAACTAAGATTGCCTTAGTACATTTATATGCACATGGATATGACGACGAGTCATTAACTAATTTCGATCTTGCTTTAACTACTCCTTCTATTATTTACGAACAAGAGAGAGTGGCTCTAATGAAAGAGAAAATGGATTTAGCAGCACAAATGATGGAAAATAGTTTCTTACCTACAGACTGGATTTATGATAAATTATTCCAATTCTCTGAAGAGGAGTTTGATGAATATCGTGATTTAGTAATTGAAGATAAGAAGAGAATGTTCCGCATGAAACAAATTGAAGAGGAAGGAAATGATCCAGCTGAATCTGGAGCAGCATATGGTACACCACATCAAATTGCTTCAATGTACGGTGGATACGGTACAGCACCTCTTTCTGGCGAAAATGTTCCTCAAGGATATAACGAAAAGAATCCTTCAGAACCAACTAAACTTCCAGGTAGACCTGAGAGTAAGGTTTCTTTGATTAATACAGCAGAAGATCCTTTAGGAAGAGATAGAATGGGAGTATATGATTTAAAATCTAAACCAAATACAGGGGAAGGCGGTAACTCATTGAGACATAAGTTCCATGGCGGAAGTCCATTATCTTTAAAAGAGGGGTATACTGCAACTACAGCTACTTTCCTTCAAACTAAAGAATCTCTTAAGAAGTTATTCGACGGAAAGAGGGTAAATCTGTACGAAGAACCAAGCCAATTACTTAACGAAGACCGTATTAAACCAGACTCGGATTTAATATAACACGTTGATATTTATTAGTAAGCTAAATAGTAATGATCAAACATAGCAAATATAAAAACACAGGGATACTTTTTGAACTCCTAGTCAGACAAGCAACGTCTGATCTAATGTCAAACACAGATCCCAAAGCCGTAAAGATATTTAAGAAGTACTTTACAGACACAGAGTTAGGAAAAGAGTACAATCTTTACAGTACTGTGTTAAACGCACCAAAACTTAACGAAAATAAGGCTGAAATCCTAGTAAGCACTATTACTGAACAAGCCAAGAAGCTTGACAGAGATAAGTTGGATAAAGAGAAGTACAACTTAATTAAAGAGATTAAGAAGCATTACGATCTTGATAATTTCTTTAAAGCAAAAATTGAGGCTTACAAGATTTATGCTTCTATCTATACTCTTATTGAGAATCAAATCTCTAAAGAGTTTTCTGATACAAAGCAATTGATTACCAATAAGTTAACTCTTCTTGAACATATTACTAAGGAATCTTTAACTGAAAGGAAGGTAGCTTCCAAGGTAGTAGAGGAGTTTATGAAGGAAGATAAAGAAATTAGAGTGTTAGCTTATAGGATCTTAGTAGAAAAATTTAACGATAAGTATTCAGGTCTATCTGAAGATCAAAGAGATTTACTAAAGGAATATATTAATAGTATTTCTGATACTAAAAAGCTAAGAACTTACTTAAATACTAAATTGTTAGAAGTTAAGACCGAAATTACAGGTTTAAAAGCAACTACAAAAGATAGAGTTCTTCAAATTAAATTAAACGAAGTTTTAAATTTCATCAAACCTATGAGTCCTAACGAGTCTATTAAAGACGAAGTACTTATTGGCTTAATGCAATACTACCAGTTAATCAGCGAGTTAAAAGCTACTAAATAATGAATAATCAATTTGCTACACAATTTTTACGTGAAGAAGTAGATCAAGATTGGTTGAAAAATTCTATGACTAGCTTAGGCGCTGACGAGGAGCTTATTCAATTCACTCTTGCACTTATCGAAAAAGGATTAATCCAACCTGAAAGAGCTATCGAAATCATGAAGCAAACTTTAGGTTTGTCTGAGGACGGAGGCGCAGCTGCAGCTCCTGCTGGCGGTTCTACAACTGGCGGCGGTGTAACAAATGGTGCTACCTTTACTCCCGGTAATGGTGAACAGTATGCTGCAGGCACTAGAAAGAAGAAGTACCAAGAAGGAACTTTCGAAGACGATGAAATAGCAATATACGATGACAAGAAAGGCGGAACAGTTAAAATTTATGCTAAACCAGACGGAAGCTACTACGGAGTAGGAGATGATTTTGATTTTACTGCAAAAGACGATATCGAAATGATTCGTAAACTTGCAATGTGGGGATATAAAAGACTTTCAGGAGCTATAGACGAAGATGCACCGCGTCTTGCTGGTGAGCCTTCAAAGACGAACAGTCAAGGTTCTAAAAACCTTAATGCTTATTCTAGTGTTGGATTTACTAAAGCACCAAGTGCTCAAGAAGCAGGAAAGAAAATGAAAAGCATCGACGTAGATATGCTATGGAAAGAAGCTTTAGAAGAATCTAGAGCCTATTCTCAATTTAAAAGAGAAGCTGCAATGAGACCTAAATCAGATCAATTGCATCAAGCCGCTAAAATGATTAATCACAAACTAGAAGAAGTTACTAAACTACTTGAATTTACCTCTCAAATGAGACAAGATCTTTCAGAAGGTGAAGCAACAGTAGAATATAAACATAATACTAAGAAGGTTTTCGAAAAAATTCATTCAAAGGTTGTCGAAGTTTATACAAAAGTAAAAGGTCTCAAATAATGGCAAAGGCTAAGTCAGCTGGAAACAGCAACAAAGTTTCATTCGGTAAAAGGAAAGTAGGTTCAGCACAAAAGAGTTTCAATAAACACAGTCCAAGGCCAAAAGCTTACCGCGGACAAGGAAGATAAACTATTTATTAGTATGAAAAATATACAAAAACAGTATACAGACCTCTTAGAAGGTAAAATGTCCAAATCGAACTTCATGCGCAATGTGCGTATGCAGTTCCCTCAGTATGTATCTCCAGTAACATCTTATGATGATTCTGTTAAGATATTAAAAGGAAAGCGTATTATATCTGAGGCTGCAAAGCCAGAAGGTGTTTACGGACATAACCCAAATGCAGAAACTCCTCCAGCACCAGGTATTGATCAATTAAATTATTATCAAGTATATCATGGTATTCAATATGAATTAGCTCAAATGCCAGAAATTACTGATGAAGCTTATGTTAAGGCTAGAAAGAAAGTAGTAGATACTATCTTAAAAGATCCTGATGCTTACAAGCAACTTCAATTGGCTAACTTCAAAGCTGTAAAGGCTATGGACGAGGACTTAAAGATGAAAGAAGTAAAAGAAGGTAATTTAGTTGATAAGCCTAACGAGATGAGAGTTATTAAGAAAGATGCTAAAAGTAACACTGAAGATTCACTAGGAAAGAAAGAAAGAAGAAAGGCTAAGAACGGTAAAGGTATTACGCAAATGACTCAAACTCCTAAGAAAGCTAAAGGTATTGCAAAGGTAATGGAAGTTCCAGGTAAGGAGAAGGTACAAGCCTTAAGAGAGCATATCATGCAAGAAATGAGTAAAATTAATCCTGAGCATGAGCATTTTAATGTAGGTGCAAGAGTTAAAAAAAAAGATAACTCCTTAGTAGGTGAGATTACAGAATGGGACGGCGATACTGCAACAGTAAAAACTGACGAAGGTGAAGTTCATCATATTCAAGGCAATATCTTAACTAAGAAAGACGTTCCTAATCCGAAAGAAGAAGCAGCTAAGACAAACACTTCTGATGAGTGGGCTAAACCGAAAGCTCATATTCCTGAAGATCAACAAAAGCCTGTTGATGAAGCTAAGCCAAATGATCCGCATAGTATAAAGGCTGATCAAGCAATAGATCAATCAGAATTAAAATTCTTAAAGAACGCTTTCGCTAAAACACCAGCAGATCAAATACCAGAGAAGTATAAAAAGATAATAGCTGATCTAGAAGCTAAATTAGGTACAGTAAACGAAGATAGAGAAGAGAAAATGAAAAACTTGAAAGAGAAGTTAATGAAAACTGTAAGAGAGACTAGAGCTTTAATCGTACCAAAAACAGCAACAGGTACTCAAGTAGATCAGATTGTTCAACAAAAAATGCCAGCTGCAAAAGCAGGTGATACAGTAGACATAATCCGCAAATAATGAATAAAGAAGTTCTAATAGAGTATTTAGCATTTACGCCTATGCCAAAGCAATTAAGCGAGGCTAGAGTAAACCCAAAGTCTAAATTTTTAGTATCAGGCAAGGTACAAGCTGCCGATAAACCAAATGCAAATAAGCGTATTTACGATTATAATACCTTATATAAGCAAGTAGCTTTATATGTAGAGGGTCCAGTAGCCGAGAAAAGAGCTTTAGGTGAATTAGATCATCCAGAGACTTCTATCATAAACTTAAAGAATGTTTGTCATAACATTACAAGAATGTGGTGGGAAGGAAAAGATTTATATGGTGAGTTTGAAATCTTAGATACTCCTTCAGGTAATATATTAAGAGAATTATTTTTAGCAGGTATTAGTGTCGGGGTTAGTTCAAGAGCAATGGGATCTGTTACAGCAATAGGGGAAGGTCTTGTTCAAGTTGAAGATGACTTAGAGTTAATTTGTTGGGATTTCGTTTCAACTCCAAGTACTTATGGTGCTTATGTTAAACCAGTAGGAGGACTAAATGAATCCTACAATCCACAACAAGGTTATGCACAACAAGACAGTATTAATAGATTAATTTCTGATATTATTTGTACCCAAAGCGGCGTTTGCTGTATTAAGTAAAAACAAAATATTTTCGCTAAAGGGCTCCTTCTCAAGGGGCTCTTGCTATTTATAAAGGTACATCATTCTAATATGGTGTTTTATTCTCTTATTACACTTATATTGCCACTACTCTAATAGGCAATCCCCCGAAACAAAATTACAAATGGAAAGTAATCAAGAACTGTTCAGACAGGCTATCTTGGATGCTAAAGCAGTACGTGAGACTTCACTAGCATCAGCTAGAGCTACTCTTGCAGAACACTTCGAACCTCTAGTTAAATCTATGTTCCAAGAGACTGTTGAAAACATCGAAGAAGGCGACGATGACAAAATGGAAGAGGCAAAAATGCACGACATGAAAAAAGCTAAAAAGCACGACATGGAAGAAGCAAAAATGCACGACATGGAAGAATCAACATTGGATGAAATTTTAGCAGAATTAAACGCTCTTTCAGAAGATGACGTGGATGGTAGCGACCTTGAAGAAGGTCAAGTTACTACAACTGCTGGTTATGATGAGAAAGCTAAAACCACTCATGGTAGCGACAATGGTAGTTACAGTGAGAAAGCTAAAACTACTCACGGTAATGACAATGGTAGTTACACTGAGAAAGCTCCTATTCACGAAGCTGACGACGATGACACTGAGGAAGATGACGAAGATGCTAAAACTGACGATAAGGCAGAAGAAGCTGGCGAAGATTTGACTCATGACATGGAAGCGGGTGAAGGAACAGATGAACAAGAAGTTGTAGACATTACTGTAGGTGAATTGAAAGACATCATTCGTGATGTATTCATGACATTACAAGGTGGTGATATGGCTGCTGACACTGCTGCTTTAGACGCTGACACTGACTTAGCTATGGATTTAGGTACTGATGACGCTGCTGAAATGGATACTGATGATGAAATTTCATTAGACGAAATCTTAGCTGAATTAGAAGCTGAAGGAAAAGTTGAAGAAGGTGCTGCTGCTGGAGAAATTCCTGGCGGACAGATTACTACTAAAGCTGCTGACACTCACAAAGTTGAAGAAATGAAGAAAGAACTTAACGAAGCTATTAAGACTATTAAAACTCTCAAGACTGAATTAAACGAGATCAACTTGTTTAATGCTAAATTGATGTATGTTAATAAGATCTTTAAAGCTAAAAATCTTTCTGAATCTCAAAAAACAAAAGTTATCAACGCTTTCGACAGAGCAACATCTGTTAAAGAGGTTGAAAACACATACAAAACTCTATTAGAATCAGTTAGTGTAGACACTAAAAAGTCTTCATTAAAAGAATCAGTAGGTTTTGCATCAAAACCAATTGGCTCTGCTCCAGCTAGACCGATTGTTGAAACTGACGCCTTGTATTCAAGATGGCAGACACTTGCTGGAATTAAATAATAATTTTAAAAAACAAAATACATTTTACAATGTCAAATTTAGTACAATCTCTATTAGAGAGCGCTAATCCATACCAAGATCAATTGGGTGTTAGCCAAAAATTGTCTAAGAAATGGGCTAAAAGTGGTTTACTTGAGGGTTTAAAAGACTACGATAGAAACAACATGGCTACAATCTTGGAAAACCAAGCTAAGCAATTAGTGATGGAACAATCATCAACAGGTGGTAACGTTACAAACGGTGCTACTTTCACACCAGGTAATGGTGAACAATGGGCTGGAGTTGCTTTACCGTTAGTTCGTAAGATCTTCGGTCAAATCGCTTCTAAAGAGTTCGTTTCAGTTCAACCAATGAACTTACCTGCTGGTTTAGTATTCTACTTAGATTTCCAATACGGATCTAGTATTCCTAAGCCTTTCGTAGCTGGTCAATCAGTATACGGTACTTTAAACCAAACAGCTAACAGTGGCTTCGGTAACTTAGCTTCTGGTGGTTTATACGGTCAAGGTCGTTTTGGTTATTCTATCAACCAATTCTCTTCTTCAATCGCTTCAGGTTCAGCTACAATCGCTCAAGCAACTTTAGCTGAGGTTAACTTTAACTCTAGCTACATTACTTCAGGTTCAGCTACTTCTCAACTTGTTAAAGTAACTGTTTCTACAGGTTCATTAGGTTTAGATACAAACGGAGTTCGTGCATTCGAATTATCTGGAAGTATTTTATCTGGTTCTGCAGTAATCGATCCAAGTGTTCAAATTAATGATTTCACTGTATTAAGCGGTGCTAACTTATCATTCTTTGTAACTGGTTCTTCTGTATTACAAGTAACTCAAGCTGCTGCAAGTGGTGTTGTATTGTTTTACAATAAAGCAACTAACTTCCAAACACGTGGTGACTTTGAAGATGCTCCAAATGATACACCTGCTCCATTCTCTAACCCGAACGCTGCTAGTTCTGCTTCAATCGTTATCCCTGAGATCAACGTACAAATGAAGTCTGAGACTATTTCTGCTAAGACTCGTAAGTTAAAAGCACAATGGACTCCAGAATTTGCACAAGATTTGAATGCTTACCATAGCTTAGATGCTGAGGCTGAATTAACAGGAATGTTATCTGAGTACATCTCTTTAGAGATTGACTTAGAGATCTTAGATATGTTAATTGAGAACGCTCAAACAACTGCTAACTGGTCTGCTCAAATCGGAAACCAAATCAACTCTACTGGTACAGCATACACAAGCAACACTGCTGGTGCTTACTACAACCAAATGAGCTGGTTCCAAACATTAGGTATTACTTTACAAGCAGTATCTAACAAAATTCACCAATTAACTTTACGCGGTGGTGCTAACTTCTTAGTTTGTTCTCCTACAGTAGCTACTATCTTGGAATCAATTCCTGGATTTGCAGCCGATACTGATGGTGCAGCAGATACTATGAAGTATGCATTCGGTGTACAAAAGATTGGTGCTTTAAACAGTCGTTACAAGGTTTACAAAAACCCTTACATGACTGAAAACACAATCTTAATGGGCTTCCGTGGTAACCAATTCTTAGAGTGTGGTGCCGTTTACGCTCCTTATGTACCGTTGATCATGACTCCTTTAGTATACGATCCTCAGACTTTTACTCCACGTAAAGGTATCATGACTCGTTACGCGAAGAAGATGATCCGCCCAGAGTTCTACGGTAAGGTATACGTTGCTAACTTAAATGTAGTAAGTGTAACTAACTAAGATCTCTTAGGAATAAAAAAAGAAGCCGGCCCGTAAGCCGGCTTTTTTATTTACAACTATTTATATAAAAACATACGCATGGCAAGTTTAACTGGCAATACAATATCGAGCACTTACGAAGGATTATTAAAATTTGCAGACAATGTTGGAGTGAATTCAACATCTAAAAACATTACAGATGGAGACGGTACTGCAACTCCGTTATTCCTTGCTACCTCAAGCATAGGAGTAAGCGGTAGCTTTACAGTATCTGGATCTATAATACTATCAGGATCAACAACAATATTAGGATCTTTGAGCGCAACATCTTCTCTCGCTACTACATCTTCCTATAGTGTATCTAGCAGCTCTGCAGTTAGCTCTTCCTTTACAGTATCAGCGTCCTATGCAACTAACGCTCTTACTTTAAACAGTACAGCTTCAGGTCTATTTGCTACTACAGGTTCCAATACATTTACAGGTTCTCAAGTAATTTCTGGAAGTTTAAGAATGTCCCAAAGCAGCTCTTTTACACTACCGACTTTACAACCAGCCTCTCCTGTAGCAGGAACTGCTTTCTTTAGCGGATCTTGTTTATATATCTATAATGGTTCGGCTTTTGTAAGCGCAAGCTTTAGTTAACAACATAAAGGACTCATTAAAATAGTTATCCTAAAAATAATACATGGAGAAGCAAAAAAAGGCTTTGAAAAACGAAATAAAGTATGCAATTCAATTAAATGAAGAGCAAAAAGAAGCAAAAAGGTTAATTAGAGAGAATCAAATAGTAGTTATAACAGGTAGAGCAGGATGTGGAAAATCTCTT